TAAGCGGGCTGATCTCTCTGTCCATGCTGACAGAGTAAAAGAAAGGGGAAAGAAAAAGGCGGGGAGAGAGTTCCACACCGCCTTTCATTTGGGATTATTGAGGTTGTCCGGTTACGCCACCGCTATCCCCGCGGTGAGTGTGGCTAACAAGGGATTTACCGTTGGCAGTCACGTCGCCATCAGTAGTAAAGCTACCTTTTGTTTGCGTTACGTTACCGGTAAATGACGCACCAGAACCGCCTTGAACGGCCATGCCGCCATTTCCGTTGATTTGCCCTTGTGCAGTAAACACATGGTCTGTCTCAACAACCGGGCTACTAATTTCAACTTTTGTGGTAGCGGTTATTTTTAATATATCACAATCAATTTCGATCAATCGACCCTGTTTTAAAATAATCGTGCTTCCGCTTTCATCGTAAATAGCAGTTTCGCCTGATTTTAGGTTTTTAACACGAAAAGATCCGTTTTCGGTCGCAATAACAATGGAATGGGTCGTTTCGCCCCCCATCGGTAATACAACCACTTGCGTGCCAGCGGGCGGCACGGACGTTAAGCCAAATTGTTGCATCAACTCCACGTCTTGTAAGGTTTCGTCTGCTAATCCGGATACCTGCACTTTTTGGATATTGTCCGCGCTTTTGACTAAATTCAACTTTCCGCGAAAGGCTTGACGCACTGCGCCCAAGGCGGTTTCTGTGCGTTGTCTTATTGCTTGTCCTAATCGTCTCATACTAATCCCCATCCAATACAATCAAATCGCCTTTTTTACCCTTCCGTTTGCGTGCCGCTTTGGATTTATTGACATAAGCGTCAGGCGTCCATACGCCGTCTTGTTTTAAGCGCAATTCTGTGGTTGTTCCGCTTTGTCTGCTCAAAGCAAAACGGCGCCCCATCAAAAAGAAAATCGCGTCAATGTCGTATTCTTCACAGATGACATGCACCCGTTGCCCAGGCGTCCACAAAACGCCATCTTGGGTTTTGTGGTCAGGCACGGTGATGGTCAAAGTAAAGCTGTTTAAAATGCTGTCCGTAATGTACTTTTTCGCCCATTTTTTCAGGGCTTCTAAGTTTTCCACGTCTGATACAATCACGGTTTTCGGCTTATAAGTCTCGATAGTGCCATCTTTAAACACCCATTTCAGATCGTTCTTGTTATCGTCACCGGTGCGCCCATGCCGTTGAGCTAAAAACGTAATCTCCGAAAAACTTTGCGACACGTCGGTGGTTAGGGTAGCTTGTGTGAAATTGTTGCGTTTGCCGTTTTTTGCACAACACAACGTCGCCACAGGTGGCGTGGAGTAGTCTGCACCACCGACAATTAGCGTGCCGGCAGGGTCAAACCATGCATGCAACCCCGCCGAATTGGCGCAGTGAATTAGTGCATTCCAAGCTGTTTCGCCAATGTCGATGTCCACCTTGTCTAATGTCGGGTTAGATTCCGCCCGCAATTCGACTTTTTTAATGCCTAGCGGCTCCACAATTTTTTTAATCGCATCTAACACCGTCAAGCCTTTAACATTAGTAATCGGCGCGGAGCAATCCACTAAAATAGACGCTTTGTCGCGCCCATTTAAACTAAAAGTGCGATCAGTTTTTGAGATGGAATGTTGTGTCGTGTCAACAATCCCCGTCAGCACCAATTCGCCATTAATCAGCACTTTTGCAGTTTTGCCGGAATAATCCGCCAGCACGGTATTGTCTGACGGCACACCAATGCTGAAATTAAAGGCGTCCGCAGGAATCAGGAAATCACTGTCAATGTCGTAGCTTTTCCAGTTTTTGTGCTGTTTGCCGTCAATCTCAACGACAATCTCATTGTTAAACGGGTAGCCGTTATTTTGCGTAGCCATTAAGCACCTCGCCGCGTGCAATAAAGTTTGGGTAACGGATTTGCGGATTCAGGCGCAACAACTCGCTTGCGCGTGTGTAGTCGCCATAAAATGCGTGTGCAACTTGCTGAATCGTACTATCAAACTCCACCGTCCGAATGATTAAAGGCGGTTTGCGGTTAATCGCCGCCAAGGCTAACTGCGTCAATTTGTAGCTTTGTTGACGCAGTTTTTCTGCTGTATTGTAGGCCTGTGTATAAAGCCCCGTGTTTGGCGTCTGTAGATGTCTTGCGCCCGTTTGTTTTTTCGCACTTAATGACATCAAACCAAAATCATCTTTGACGTAATGTAATGTCATCGCGTTTTGCTCGGCTTGCACTAACGCCCGCACGGTATTCAACGCCGCTAAGGCTTGCAAGCGCGATTCCGTCACAATGTAATCAATTTCAGACGGAATTAACGAATCGTCCTCAATAAACTGCGTAGCGATTTTCAGCACATTTGCGGTGGCCAACAACTGAACGGCACAGAAAATTTCTTTGGTGTCTTGTGCGGTCAAGGATGTCGTTAATGATTTCAGGGTATTTGATTTGCTGTTTTTGCCATTACTTAAATTCGGCACAATTTCTAATAGGCTTTTCACTGTGCGAGTGACCTCATCAAATTTTGTTCGCACGGTTAAGTCATCACGATTAGCAATAGCCGTTAAGCCCTCCCGAATCATGCTTGCCATATCGCGCACGGCATTGCCACCTTGTTGTTTAAACGCCTCTTTAGAAGTCGGTGTATTAGCAGAAATAACGTGCTTTTTCTTGTCCATATCGAACAAATTACGCACTTGCTCAAAACAGCCGTAAAGCGCGCCAAACAAGCCTAATAAACGTGATTTGACATTAGCGGCAAAAGAAATCCCCTCCATAAAGGTGCCATGCAGCTCCAATACGTCATCTACCAAGTCTTCGAGTTTAGTTAATAACTCATCAATCAAGCCAAGCACAGAAAAATTAAACAAGAAGATCGGTTTTGCCGGCGTGGCCTCTTGGAAACTTAAACTGACTGTGACATAGTCCACAAAATCCGCTTCGTGGTGAAAATAAGCCGAGGTACAAATCATATTTTGCAAGCGACCACGAATCGGATGCACTAATACCGCCGCACCTTGTTTTTCTAACACCGATAAAAAACGTTTAAAATCGGTGTAATACCCCTCACCATAAAACACGGCTTGCAGTTGTATGGTGAGCGGATTTAAACCTAAATCCTCAATATCACCGCCGTTTACGAATGGATACGCATGCGTAATGGTAGCGCGCTCTAAGTTATCATCCACACTCACCACATCAAATCGCACACCACGATAAGACGCTTGCTGGATTGGCATTGTCCAACCTTTCATAGTTACCCCCGTTTAAGTTCGCGATATTGGTTTTCGGATGTACTTTCGGCAATCGTCCGTCCGTCTAAGTCCACGCGGATTTGATTTTGAATAGTAAAGTTCTGACTTTCCACCGCTTGTTTCATGCCTTCGCTGATAGTCGAGCCCAACTGTTGAAATTCGGCTTTATAGTCAGGCACTTGCACACGGCGGTTATACTCATCTTGTGTTAATGTGCCTCGCTTTAAGCGTTCGTCTGCAATCTCTTTACGCTTTGCCGCATCACCAAGTGCATAACCGCCACTTGCTAAAGACCAAACTGACTTTTCAGACACAGGAACGGACGGGGCATATTGAAACACTGATTTATTCGGATAAGCGGCCGCATAAAATTTCTGTTTTGCATTGTTAGTCGTAGCTTCAAAGGCTTCGCTCTCTTCTTCTTTTTTCGCCATGTAAGGGGCGTAATTTTCCGCCCCCTCGAGCATTGCGCCAAAAACTAACAATGGCAAACCGCCTCGCCCAAACTTAGCAAGACGCCCCATTTTTGTTGTATTCGCCGCAGTTACCACGCCACCTGCCGCACCAGTTACGCCCGCACCTTTACTCAAAGCATCACCCACACCAAGCCCTAAACCGCCTTTACCGCCCAATAATCGCAAAGACCCGGCTGCCGTAATGGCGGCTGCACTTAGAGATGCAACTACTGTGCCTGCAGTCACAATCTTGCCGGTTAAATCAGGATAAGCTTTGGCATATTCGGCAATTTTCACACTCACATCACCCAAGGCATCATTAAAGCCCCTCATGCCTTGCATTTGGGCGAAATCTACGTTATTTTTTGCGTCTTCCAGTTTATAGCTGTTGGTATCTTTAATCACGGCATGAGAGGTATCCACCGCACCTTCGCTTTTATCCAGGCTTTCTTTGACTTCTTTACCCAAGCTTACGTTATTACGGATACCTAATAACGCCATTAATGCCTGGCGGTCTGAAATGATTTGCCCGATTGCCGTACCTTCCACCAAGTTCGTCATTTCGTTTAATACTTGAGCTTGATCTTCTTTTTTTGCGCTTTTAAGTTTTTTCTGTAGTGCCTGGTACTTACCATCTTGACCAATCACCTGATCCATAATGCTCATAAAGGCTTCGATGGAGTTTTTACCTTTCTTTTTCTGAGCTTCCATTGAAGCGATAAAATCCACCCCGTGGTCTTTCCCGTCCTTGCCTTTTATGTCGAGCTTTCGAAAGCGATCTGAGGTTTCTTTTGATGTTAATTTTGCAAGCAGATTGACTAAGTTATTGCCCGCCTCGTCCGATGTACCGGCAGTCACGCGTGCCTGTTGGTTGGCGACCAATAATGCCTCAAACCCAGACATACCTTTTAAGCCGGCAGATTTACCCGCTGCCATTTGTTGTGGCAACCAGCGCGCCATATCCGCCAATTCAAAGTTACCCGCCTGACCCGCCGCCACGGCTTTATCTAACACTTCGCCGATCTTATCTTCGCCTATGTCAAATTGTTGCATTGCCGAAATAGCGATTTTGGCCAAATCATCGGTACTTGCGCCCGTTGCGGTTGCACCTTTTTGTAGCGTTGGCAACAGTTTCATGGCGGTATCGGCTTTTACTGCACCACTAGCAAGCATAGTATCCAATGCGCCTAAAGCATCTTCCTTGGTTCCGCCGCCAATTTCTACCGCACTTTTTACGGCATTATTCAGTTCTGCTTTGCCGGCAATCCGTCCCGCCGCGTCACGTTCGGCGAATGCCGTGTTAGCTGTCATCGCAAGAGACCGATCATAATCCATTTGTTTTTTCATGGGTTGCGCTAACACCATGCCCGCCGCCGTTCCGCCTGCAACCAAACCGGCAACGCCACGTCCAATATTGCCCAAGCGTTGCCCCATAGACACTTTGCCCATTTCCGCATTCAGCTCCGTAATGCGGCGTTTTGTGGCGATGGCGGCACGGTCTAATTCCCGCCCGGAAGCAATGCCACTGCGTTTTAATTGGTCATATGCCGCGCGGGTGCGGTTAATTTCATTTTGGATACTGCGTTCGCTACGCACGCCTAGCATTTCACGATTGCGTGCCGCTTGTTGGATTTGGCGGTAGCTTTGCTCCGTCACTTGTACCGTTTGACGCATCGCTCTTTGTTGCGTGGTGGCACTGCGTTGGGCTTGATTTTCGATATTCTTGGTTGATTTGCTAACACTGTTTTCCACGCTTTTCACTACACCACTGGCGTAGTCTTTCGCTTTGAGTGTTAAAGAGACATCCATATTTGCCATTTTTAAACCTTGTTTAAACGTTATTTAAAGCAATAAAAAAGGGGCATTACGCCCCCTTATTTTTACGACGCTTAAAAACATAGGACGTCGTAGATTCTTCGGTGTGTTGTTGGCTTTTCGCGCCTTGACTCGCTAAATAGCTGTTAATCCATGCGCTGACTTCCGCGTGACACATATTCCAGACGGCTTGTGCGGTAAATCCAAACTTACCCAGTAAAATCGTTGCTGAGCGGTAGTTTTCATACGCTTGCCACACTTCGCTGACATTGCGTTTTTTTACGCTTCGTTTGCCGTCTTTTGGTCTTCCGAAACGCCCATGCGCTTTTTTCGCAATTGATTGATTTCGTTGTTAATCAACACGTAATCATCAGTGGCAAGATTATCGAGCAAGTATGCTGGAGTCACTGCCTTGCGCGGAATGCCGTCAAACTCTACTTGTTGCGCCAAATACGCTAAATCAATCAGCATTTGTTCCGATGTGCTTAACGTTTCTTTTTCGCTTAACCCAAGGTCACTGATAACTTCCAACGCTTGACATTCGCCACCCACGGTCAAAATTTTGACTAACACGTCATGATGTAGCGTGCCGTTATACAGCACGCCAAGTTTCAAACGAATTTTCATTATTCAACAACCTTGTCTAAGGCTACCATTTGCAAATCGCGCATTTCTTCGTTATCCACGGTATAACTTGTGCCTACTTCTGTGGTAAAGCAGTTGGTATAAGATGTGCGGGTTCCGTTTTCTTCTTCAACAACCACTTTCGCGTCATCCACATTATCCCAATCCGGTTCGGCACGGTTAAGTGGCACAGCAACAGTCAACGACAACGTATATTCGGTAATGCCTTTGGCAAAGCCTTTCACACGTCCTTTGCGGTTGATGGTTTTCACTGGCTTGCGACCGGTGGTAACACGCACATCTAACTTGGTTAAGTCAATTTCTTGACCGTCCACTTCGACAATGCCAAGACTGGCGAATTCTTGAGCCATCTATGCCTCCTATAAAATTAAATCAACACGGTTAGCAACAATATGCAATCCGTTCACCACATCAGTCGGGATTACACAATCCAAGCGGTTCGGGTCAACACCGTTGCGTTGCACCAACAGTTTCGCTTTATGCTGCGCCACGTTTTCCAAGATCTCTTCGTTTTCCAAACGCAATAAAACATCAAGGATTTCAGACCGCACTTTGTCTGGGGTTCGTGCAGACAACTTGGCGCGAGGGAAACGTAATTCGATGCGCTGCTCAATCGCTTTACGCGTATAGTCCAGCGTGCGGATGGTGTTTAAATCCAAGTAGCTCGGGTCATCTGTATTAGTTGCCGATTTGGTGTAAGTCGTGATTGCGCGCATAATGCGGACACGATGATTTACAACGGTAATCGGGGTTAAACCGTGATATAACGCCTGATTCGCCTCGGTCAATAACGGGGTTTGTGTTGGGTCAACTTCCGTTAATCCTTTAATTTCAAGGGTATTTAACGGACGTGCTGGGTCTTCTTCGCCTGCAATCACCGCGCCATAACCCGCCGCAATGAGCGCATGCGATTCAATCGCGCCTTTATACCAACCACAAGTGATACGCTCGCTGTTGATTTTTTCGGTGTAGGTTGTACCGGTTGCCATTGACCCACGCCATGCCAACACACCGATAGCCGGTTTTTTCTCAAGTGGCGCAGACACGGCTTCTAAGCGTTCGCGCAATGCTTTGGCATTTTTGTCGTCCGCGAATGGCGAAATAATCACGTTGTAATGCGTACCGGCAACACTCGCTAAAGCAGGAGCTAAATCCGCATTTTCTGCACCGTTGGCAAATGCTGTCGCACTAATAGTCATATCTTTAGCCGTATTTGTTGCGGTCAAATTGATTTCATTGCCAATTTCGCCTTTACATTTCGCGGTTAAAGTAATTGTGCTCTCATTTACAGCCGATGTTACTGGACAATCTATGGCACCATTAATGATTGCATTCAAACGCGCCGCCACCGCATCGGATTTTTCGCCTGTTACCACCGTCACTTTGTAATCAATACCAGCGATGGTTACTGTCATGACACCTTGACTGGTGGCTGTCCCTGTCAACACCAAACTACCACTTGCTGCGACGCCTGAAGAACTATCCGCTAACCCCATCACAGATAAACGGATGAGGGAGTTGTTGGTGATAGCCATGCGGGTCATTAAATGCGCCCATGAGCCGGCACCAAATGCGGTTGCTGCATCAAGATCGGAATACACGCGCACGGGTTGAGTAAATGCGGTTGTCCCACCAATCATCGGCGCAACAATTAGCACTTCCTGCTCGTTCGTTGGCAGTGTAGTTACTGCGCCTTTAGTGTTGTACTCGGTATAAACACCCGGTTTACGTAAGCTATTCGGGATTTTTTCAAATTCGATATTAGTCATTGCCTGCACCTCTTTGCTTGCGGGTTGGTTGCACTTCGATTAAGTCGCCATCAGCAATACGACGCTGATAATAAACAGAATCATCCACTTCAACCGGCTCCTGCTCAATGTAGGCATACGGCTGATTTTCTAAAGGGACTTTCACCCCTGGGGCTGCTTTTACAATCATTTTTTATCCTTTGTTTTTACACTAAAGCCGACCTCGGCATTGTTGTTTGGGTCATACAGTTTGCCGTCCACCTGCTCGAGGGTTGGTGACGCCGGGGAGAGTTCGGCCGCATAATGGGTAAACACAAAATCAGGACTTGTCGGGTCTTGTGTTTTTTCCGGATACAAACCATCTTCAAGTGGTGCAACATCATCAAACACGGCTTCATATTCGATGGCATACGCCGTGACTTTTTCAGTGCGAAACTGCGCATTGTTAAACAACGTGCGAATCGCCAGCGGTTTTAACGGCTTCACCAATCCGCCTAAACGTTGCGTATCCAACAACCGACGTACCGCATAAATCAACTGATTTGCACCGATTTCTCGCTTATCCACACCGCCTTGACGTGCTGCGAGATTACTCCGCAGTGAACGCACCGCCATAATTACCACAAACTTGGCATTCGTGCGAAACGCATTGCCGCGTGTCGTCATCGGCTCAATTCGTGCACCACCGAACGTTACTAACACCATGGGCAAACGCCCCGTACCCAAGCTTTCATCGTCCAGCTCACCACCGTAGCTTTTAACGGTATTGACTAAACGCCCTAAGCCACGCTGTAGGCGTTCAACAAGAGCATTTTCAATTTGAGTGATCACGCGCAAAAATCCTGTTTTTCGGATTAGTAAAAATCACGCCATTGTCGTGTTCGTTGGCATCATTATTCTCTGTAGGTGGCAACCCAAGCGAAATCTTACCCACACTGATATCCTCAAGTTCTTTTAAACTTAATTTATAGCGTGTAATAATTTCCTCGGTAATCGTCACATGAGACATACTCGCTAAACGATAACGTGCCAAATCACAACAAAGTCGCACTAAGTTTTGTGGCACACTCACAAGAGGGAGGGTATAACGTGCTGCCAAATAACCATCAATTTGGCTTGAGCTGTCAGACAATGCGACATCAAGCAAATAGTCATTAACTTGCCCTGTCAAATCACGGTCGGTCAGTTCAATGGCTTGCACTTCCCCTACGCGTAACACAAAATCTTCTGCACTGGCGTAATGCATCACTCATCCTTATTTATCGCAGATGGGAATAAGTTCTAACCAGGGATCTTCAGCAAGCATAATGACTTGCTCACCCGTCAAGTTTTCAACTGGAATTTCCACCGCACTCTCTTTGTTAAAACGATAACCACAGCGACCATAAGAGGCTTGCGGATGAATTGCACGTAACGTCACCCCATAAGCAATTGGGTTAATTACCTCACCGCCTTCTACCAAAACATCAGATGTGTTTTCTGCAGTTTCATCTTGCGTT